AGACTCCATTAAAGTTGTAAAACTCATCCGTACTTTGATAAGTTGTACTACTATTTTTTATTCCTCCGGTAACATTTGAGTAGGCCCATTTGGGAATACCATGAATTCTTTCTATATCTTGAGTGCCTATCTGCTTATCATTATAGTCAATATTAACTCCTACCCATTCCGAGTAGTTTTTGTTGGGCGAGACAGTTCTTACTCTTACAACATAGTTTCCATAGGCAACATCTACAAAAGATATATTTGTTTCAGAAGTTGTAGTAGAGTATATTCCTGAAGGAAATAGATTTGGTCCTGCTACAACTTCATAGCCTGCAACAAAGTCAGCCCCGGGAGTGACTTCTTGAGTGTTAGGGTCTACTTTTATAGGAGGATCCCAAGTAACACTAAACTTAGAGTAGTCTCCGTCATCAGGAATTCGAGTTCCTTCTGCCAAAACTGTAATATTTCGAGGAGGAGGAATTACTTCAGGCTCTTGCTCTTCATAAATACTAGGAGGAATAACTCCTAGATCATAATCTGTGTCTACGGCAGTAAACTTTTCATTGTAGTGTTCTACTGCAGTAATTCCAAAAAGATTTGCAGCATTTTCTTTTACGCTCAATACTTTATAAAGTTTTTTAGAGCCTAAAACATTTACACCAAAAGACTCTTGTCTTAAAGTCCAAGGACTTCCTGCTAAAACTTCATGATTAAGAGTTGCATTTAAAGTAACACTATTATATGGTCCTGTACCTGGATTTACAATATCGTACTCGTCTACATGAGTATATTTCTTCCATACTACAGAAAGAGGTTTAGTGCCCGCCGCATCTATAAAAGCATTACTTGCTTTTGCTTCTGTATCTAGATCTTGTAGAGTATAGGTTGCGCCTGATTTAACATAAGCTTCGGGAATGTATTCCCCTTTCTTGTAAGTACTACTTCCTACTATTGTTACCGTATCTTCATAGCCCACATAAATAGCGCCGGGAAGAGCATGCATTAGACTAATTTTATAAGTATGCCCTGCTTGAAACTCTACATATCTATCTAAGGGAATAACAGTATCTGTAGTTGCAAGATTTGCTCCAATACGTCCACTTTTCATTACACCATAGCGATCTGCATCTTGTATATTTATAATATCGCCAGGTTTAATGTATATACCTTGAAGAGCAGTTTCAAAATTAACTGAGCGTGTTTGATTTAGTCCCGTCCATAGCTTCCATCGAGCATATCGCAAAGCTTGACTTTCATGAGTACACCCGAAAGCAACAACTTCTTTTGTAATTGTTTTTCCAACTTTTACAATATTAGAAGGATCTTCTAATACTAAAGGTACTATTTCATAATTAGACTTAGGATCATTCCATTGAACAATTATTTGGTTTGCTCGAGTTTTCGAAGGGCTACTTTCATATGTAAATTTACCATTTATTACATTACTTTTATTGAATGTATATACAGGCTCTTGTGGCGAATCTTGAAGCAGAGTAACTTGTGCATCCATGAAATACAAAATGGACGTAAAGTGGCTCGCCATATCTTTTAGTACTTTATAGACTGCTTCGGCTCTACTTAGATAGAGATTCATCCTAAATCTTGGCTCATATCTTATTGCTCTTGCAGAATTTAGTGAAAGGTTAACTTCAGTTGGAGGTTTAACTATACGAATAATGTCCCCTACAGCAGGAGTACCATTCGTAGTAGCCGTCATAGTATTCCACTCAGCGGCAGTAAAAGTACCTGTATCTTTTATTTCATAAAATTCTAAAGCTTGCCATTTATTAGCTGTTTGTACGCCACTACCGGGAACAAGTTCGTCACAATATTTTGAAATTCTATACAAATTATAGATGTCTACATCACCCTCTTCAATCCACTTTCCGGCCCCATATCTTCTGTCAGTTACCAGATCATAAAATATCCATGCTGGATTATCAGTGTATACATCATTAGTAAAGCTACCATCCCAGAAATCACTATACTGAGCAAGGCCGGTGCTTGAATACTCACGTGGTGTGTATGTTGTAGGAATTCTTACTTTTTTTCCACGAATATCGTAACTTCTTTTTGGAGTTTCCTTAAACTGTCTAGAATTAAAAGCAGTGCTTATGATGGCAGTATAAGGATAAGATAAGTTATCTTCTATTGTAGCACCTAGATTAGCAATTGTAGAGCTGGCCTGCATAGTCCACTTATTTTTGTCACTTTTACCGCCATTCCCGCCGTTTGGTCCAACAGGCAGTCCTTTCTGTCTTGTAAGTCTCCAAACTTTTACTGTAAAATCATCAAAAGTTCCGTAAGCTTCTCTATATTGTTTTATATTAATAATATGACTAAATACTAACGGACCTGTTCTACGCCCTTTATGTACAATATAATTTGGCCAAACATTTACAGTATGTTTATCTACAAGACCATTACCTGTATCTTCTTTGAAAGTAATTTTACAGCCATAAAAAGCATAGCAATCATGGTATGTAATATCATCATTACCTCCATATACATTGAATCCAGTATTATAAACTATATCGAAAGATATAGTATCAGAATTTTTAATTCTAGCAAGAGTATCTAAGCCAAAAGCAACAGCGTTAAGCGCAATTGGAACCTGGCTTACATCGAAGTCTGGATCATTAGCAGGAAATGCATCAATAACAGGCAACCCTTCTAAGTTACCGACAGCTATTTGCTTTAATTCTGCAGATGAGGGCGCAGTTCCAGCAAGTGCAATAGAACCTCCAACGTTACCAACTTGAGCAAGAGGAGGCTGATCTATAGAACCTACTACTTGTTGTACATATAAATTATCTATTTTTCCTACGGGCTGATTAGGATCAAAAGTAGTAGTGCCCCCTGTAACTCCAGGAAGAGAATTAAAATTACTAACTCCCGTAAAACTAAAAAGTGAAAAACCAGCAGGGGGTATTCCTGTTATAGTTACAGTATTATTTACAGGATCTACTTCTTCTATTTGATATTTTTCGGTTAAATATACAGTTCCAGATACTACTGTTCCTGCTGCAATAGCCTCATCGAGCTCTTCTTTGGACCCCATTAAAAAAGGATTTTCTCTAGTAATAAAAGTAGAAGTTGTACTTGAATTTACAGCATGATCTCCCGCCATACTTAATACTTTAAAATTCTGGCCAAAAGGGTTGCCTAAAGTAATAATAAGAGTAGCGTATCTTTCTAGTGTAGGGGGATTGTACGTAGTATTATGATCTGTTGCAGATAAATTTGTACCGCTTAAAGAAAAACTATAACCTTCGTCTGCGAGTTCGGTAATACCTCCAATAAGTACATTAAGTTGTTCATAATCTTCTACAATAATCATACGGGTACCAGTGCCCGTATCTTCCGGAAGAGTTACACCGTCATCAACTACACCTACATTTGTAGTACCGTCAAAGGTTATTCCTGCACCTGCTATATCAGGTTGATAAGTTACTAGTCTAGAATGTTCTACCGGAGAATTGTCGAAATAGACAGAGGCAGCGCCTTCTACAAGACCCCAAATAGGGCCTTCACAAAGGGCATCTGTAACTGAAATATGTTGTGCCTCTCCTCCAGCAAAAGTACCAATACCTTGTAGTCCGGGAGAGTTTGGAGTAAGATTGTTTACTTTCGCCATAATTTATTACCTAGTTATGTAGTTTCCGCCAACACGACTTCCATAGCTACCGCCACGACGAGTATTATCTCCATCTGTATTGTATTGGTTTCCATAGTGAGAATATATACTTGTAAGTTCTTGTCGAGTTTCGAAACTTATAGGTCTTGCTGGAATTCGCATTCTTCCATAACAAAGAGGAATAGGGTCTCTTTCTCTAACTAGTTGCTCTGTTCCTCCATAGAGATAATCTGGACTAGTTGTTCGTTCATCTACGGAAGGGTCTTGTGCAAGCATATCTTGTACTCCCGAAATAAACAAGCCAATACCTTGAATAATCATTTTTGGATTCAAAGTTATAATTCCCACAACTACTAAAACAATTCCTACAATTGCTTTAAAAAGCCCACCTAAAGAAAGAGCACCCGCCGGAACAGGAGTTATAACAAAATCTCCATTTGGATAATTCATTATTAACTCATTTTCATCAACTGCTACTCCATTTACTCTACAAATAAACATTATTTGTTTTTTATCACAGTCTAGTAAATAATCGTTAAAGTTGTCAAAGTTTGCTTGAAAACATTTTATTATATCTCGAAAAGATTTAACATTCAGCATGCGCTCCTTGCCGAATTTTTCTCCAAGCTCTCCTTCTAAAATAACTCTTCTCATTTGTTTACCTCTTTTAACTCCATTTTTGGTAGTAGGATATTTAATTTCATATCCGGATAACTATAAATATAATAAGGTTTTGCAAGAGCATTGCAATTATCTATATCATACTCTGAAGGTGTGTTTTTCTCCTGCACATGATTATGAACAATTCCTAATATCTCATTATTTAGTAATATTTTTATATATTCGTCGGGACAAAAGGCAAAGTCTTGCAAGTTAGGAGAAATATTTTTACATCCAATAAATTTTACTTTACTATTACTATTAACTAAAACTCCGCAGGCTTCTTTTGGTTCATTTTTTGTAAAATGATCTTTAATAGTATTACTTAAATTTCTTCGCACCTGGAAAGCCTCCGAAAGGCAAAACTTTAGCTGAGTTTAAATACTGGTCATTGTCTGGCACAGAATCGCCGAATCCAAGATTGTTCGATATAATTACATCTCTTCTACCTTGAAATCTACGTCTACAAGAAGATAGTCTTTTACCACAAGTATCTATTCTTACCCAGTATCCAGGATTAGTTTCAGGGACTCTTTTAGTATTTGGTAATAGACACTTATAGTATCTCCAACCCCCTAGGGATCCGTGCTCTTTTCTTACTAAAGCTCCTATAGAATAATAATTTGTATTAGTCCATTCCAATATATTTGTATCATTTTGCGCATCTGTAGTGATTATGTTATCATCTTCGTCCCACCAAACGCCAAAAGAATTTTTAGGCACAGTGCATCCACCCCTGCCCGATAAAGCTCCTTGGAATTCCCAAGAGCAGTATTTTCCTACAACTGTTCTGGCAGGCAAAAAAGCACCTTCAGTATCCGCAGGAGAGATTAATTCATAGTTTACAAATACATTATCTTCGGAAGCAACACGCTCTAAATAGTAAAAAGCTTTTGGGTATTCTGTGGGTAAAGTTGCAGCATCTCCCTCTCGATAAGTATGCTTTAACAGAGTTCTTCTATATACAAGTCTGCAAGTTAGTAAGTCTGTTGCATCGAAAAGACCTTCGTCTCTAAAGACTTGATCTAAAGTAGTTTCATTTTCGTCTCCTGCAACAGCATCATAATTTTCACCACTAAAAACGGAACTAAACTGTCTATTATTTACTACAACAGGTATGTTTGCCATCTGTAAAGTTGGTCGATTTTGCGCTCCAGATCCTGTAGTTTCTATATCTTTTATATTAATTGGAAATGCAATGTATTGATTTTGAGTACTTCCGTTTACATCTGGAAAATAAATATTTTCTCCAATAGTTCCAGTTTCAAAATCTACACCATTATGTAAATAAATAATATTTCCGCTGGGCAATGTTAATTCAAATAAATGAACAAGAGAATCTTCTATAGATTGCTTTTGTACTGATTTAACTGCTATCTGAGGGTCATCTTGAACAGAAAAAGAAATAGCTTGTATTAGAGTATCGCTACCTCCAGTTGTGGACGCCGTGGCCCCGCTCGTAGTATATTGATGAGTGGTTTTATAGTGATAAAGACATAAATAGTAAGTGCCAAAAGGACAATCTTCTTCTGGCTGAATATTTAGTATATCTCCATCTTGAGGGCCTGAAAGCTCTCCGTATTTGTCTACAAATCCGGACCCTACAGTATTAGCACCGCCCGGATCTGTTGAAATTTTCCAGAAAAATGTTTCAGGGTTTCCGGTTCCTGTATCTGCCGGTACCCCGTCTGCAGAGCTATCGAAAGAACCGTCCAAATAAGGCTCTAAAGTGGAAGGTACACTTATACGTACTTCTTCTGAACCTCCAGGGCCTATAAAACTTGGTACTCCTGTGAAACCAAAAGTACTTGGTAAAATTAATAATCTAATAGATAATTGTGCTGGGTAAGTTAAAGTAGTGCCTGGATTAGCATTAGTAAACCAATACCATCTTGCATAGTGATCAGTACTGTCACTTGCTGTAAGAGACCATGTAGTATCTAGCCCGGGCGTGCCTGTTGCGTCAGGATCATTTTGAGTACTACTACTATTAGGATCTGCAATATACCGTATTTCTTGTGCATTTGCGTCAGATCCTATATATTCTGTACGAATATTTACAGTATCTCCGACTTTCATAATTACAGTGTAGCTTCCCGAGCGGTCTGCTATAGGCGGAATATATCCGCTTCCACTTCCTGTATGATCGTCTATTCCAAAGTAATAATCAAAGGTGCTCATGATGGTACATATACTCTCTTAAGTTGCGCTGATAAATCGTGATATTGGTCATAGTTATATGCTATAGTATAACTTTCACATCTTACATAAATATTTTCGATACCGTCTGAGTTTGGTACCTTTATAAGTATTTTTCCTGCAGCGGTTTTATCTAAATAATCTGCTAATAAGTTTATCTCAGCTTCTCTTCTATTTTTAAAATTCGCCGTAAATTTATCGTCTTTCGGGTTTATTCCATCTAATATTGTTTGATCGTAGCCATCTCCAAAGTTTGCACGTAAAACTCTATGTTTAACATTTCGAGAAAACCCTCTATCAAATGTAATTGTAGTTTCTGTACTTGGAGTACCACTACTAATTCCGTCTATAGGAATTACAAGAATAAACTTGTCTCCGTAACCTGCAGAAATAAGAGAACTTCCAGGTACGACAGTCCAAGCATTAATATTAGCGTCATAAACATAAGTTACTCCATTTGAAGTAAAAGTATCACCATTACTAGGGCTATCTGGAAAATTGACTGCCATTTAAGTCTCCTCTACCCTATTTTCTTTATGGTCAATATTGCTTGACCAATCCAATAGTTTTGACTTTGATCCGAATCTAAAATATACCTGACCCAGTTATTTGCTGGTGTAGCATCTTCAAATGTTACAATTATACTATCTGATACAGTGATACCATCAATGTTAAATGATCCAGTGCCTGGACTTAACCATCCTGCAGAACTAAATGCGCCTGTGCTTGCTTCCCAACCGTGGTACCTTTGCCCTGCTGTGCTATTTCTTTCGTATACTTCTGGCTGTACTGATATTTCATAGGTTGCGTCTTGTTCAAAACCGGAGAACCTATCTCCACTAAAAGTTATACCTGTCAGTGTTGGATCTCGAGTTGCACTATCTGGAGATAATCCTGCCGTATTTGCAGCATTAGCAAAAGTTGCTTCATACCAAGTTCCTACATTTTGACCTAGATATGCACTATTTGTAATAGTAGAGCTTGGTTGACTTGCAGATATATAGAATTTTGTAAACAGAATTGATGAGCTAGAACTGCTGCCACTTGCTGCCGCATCGCTAGTATAAATTGTACCGGTCATTGCAGGAGTGTTCTCAGCTACATAATAAAGAACATCAGGCGCATTCATAGGAACTTTAAATACAAGACTATCCCTTTCTGCACCATTATTTGTTACGCCATCTGCAGTTCCAAGTACATTTGCTGCATTATATGCACCAGAAGATGTTTGGAACCAGATAGGCTGCCCATTAGACAGTGCGAGATCGGACAGAGTGATTGAAAAAGTTTGATTAGTAGAAGAAAAACCTCCAGCCGCTCGTTTTCCTCCACTTGCCATCATTATACGGTAAGTACCCGCAAGAGCAATTGTAAAAGTTTTATCCCCTGAGGTATTAAGTGCAGAGCTAGAACTTAATCTATTAAATAAAATTGTATATGCTGAATTTGTATAATCTATAAGACTTATTGCATTTACTGACTCATAATTAGAATTGTGTCCTGAAGATTGTACATTAAAACTTAATACTGTTCCTGCAGGCACTGTAAATTCATTTGAGTATGCATATCCTCGGCGAGTATGTGCTCCGCTTTGTTGTCCTTGAGAAAAAGTAGTTGTAACATTTATAGCAGGATTACCATTATATGTAGTAAATTGAGCACTTCCTGATATTGGATTTAATAGTGTTGCACTTCCATCACTTATTCCGGTAGCCTGCCCAAACAATTGAGTATAGTCACTAAATTGAGAGCCTGAAGCAAACCAATGTGTATTTGCTAAAGGAAGGTCTTCATCAAATAAATTAAAGTGATATTCAAGTCCTTTTTGTAAGTGCAAAGTGGGGTTATCTGTATCTGCAACAAACACTCCGCCTGAAAAAGTAAACGCAGTATTTGTACTATTTGGGGCAACATTAAAATTTAAAATTGCTTGACCATCTAGGCCATCGGCTCCATCCGCCCCTCTTAAATCAGTAGTAGAAAATCCGAGTCCATCGTCAGATGTAAAAGTTACTACACCTGTACTATTATCATAGGAGCCTCCTGTAAATCCTGTTCCGTCTACTCCTGCCGCACCTGTTGGTCCTGTAGCGCCTTGTGGACCTTGTGGACCTGTAGCGCCTGTTAAACCTGTAGCACCCGTAGCGCCTGTAGGACCAATTGGACCTTGAGGACCTGTTGCACCTGTTGGACCTGTAGCGTTTCCTGCATTTATAGTTGAGTTATCGGCAAGTGTAAGTATTAAATCATCATTTCCATCAATAGTTGCCGAAGAAATACCTCTATTTCCATCTCCTCGTAAATCTCCAGTAGTAAATCCTAGCCCATCATTTGAAGTAAATGTTACAATTCCTGTGGACGCAGTGTAAGTTCCTCCTGTAAATCCCAAGCCAGTAGGACCTGTAGCTCCTTGCGGTCCGGTAGGTCCTGTTGCTCCTGTAGGCCCAGTAAGACCTGTAGGACCTTGAATAGAGCCTCCATCTACCCATTGAGTTCCGTTCCAAATATGTAAGCTATCGTTACTTTGTACAAGATACGCATCTCCTTGAGCGTTGTTAGTTGCAGGAAGATCTACTGCTGCTGCAACGGCTCCTTTCATAGTTATTCCGGCACCTTGAGGGCCTGTTGGGCCTTGAGGGCCAGTAGAACCAGTAGGACCAGTAGGACCAGTAGGACCTTGTGGACCTGTAGGTCCAGTAGAATTACCAGCATTTAGACTTGTACCATCATTTAAAGTAAGAATAAGATCATCGTTTCCGTCTATAAGAGCAGAAGAAATACCTCTATTTCCATCGCCTCGAAGATCGCCTGTAATAAATCCTAATCCATCATTTGAAGTAAATGTTACAATTCCTGTAGATGCGTTATATGATCCAGATGTAAAACCAGCACCACTAGCTCCAACAGGGCCCTGAGGACCTGCTGCACCTTGATTTCCGTCTACTCCGGCAGGTCCTATTGGGCCTTGAGTACCAGTAGGACCTTGAGCACCTTGAGGACCTTGAGGACCTTGAGGGCCTATAGGGCCTTGGGCACCTTGAGCTCCATCTACTCCATCTACTCCATCATTACCAGCGGGACCTGTGAGACCTTGAGGTCCGGCAGGTCCGGCAGGTCCTATAGCCCCATCATCGCCTTGAATCCCTTGAGGGCCCTGAGGGCCTTGAGGTCCTGTAGCCCCAGCGGGTCCGGCAGGTCCTTGAGGGCCTTGAGGGCCTGTAGCTCCGTCAGCTCCATCATTGCCTGCGGGTCCTTGAGGACCTGTGAGCCCTGTGGCACCTTGAGGACCTGTAGCACCTGTGGCTCCAGCAGGACCAATGGGACCTGTAGGACCTGTGAGCCCTGTAGCACCTTGAGGACCTGGAGGACCAGTAGGACCTTGATCTCCTTGATCTCCTTGAGGGCCTTGAGGCCCTATTGCACCTGTATCCCCCTTTGTCCCAGTTTGGCCAGTAAGTCCTTGTAGTCCTTGAGGCCCTGTCGCACCTTGAGGTCCAGCAGGCCCTATTGGACCAGCAGGACCTTGAGGGCCTTCAATACCCTCATCTCCTTGAATTCCTTGAGGACCTTGAGGACCTTGAGGACCTGTGGGACCTTGAGGACCAGTAGCCCCTATCGGGCCCGCTGGGCCTTGATTTCCGTCTACTCCTGCGGGGCCTTGTGGGCCAATAGCTCCTGTAGCTCCTGTAGCTCCTGTATCACCTTGAGGGCCTGCGGGTCCTGTTGCTCCTTGAGGACCTTGAGGCCCTTGAGGTCCTGTAGATCCAGTTAAGCCAATAGGTCCTTGAGGACCTGCGGGACCAGTTGCTCCGTCTGATCCGGGAACGCCAATGGGTCCTTGTGGGCCTACTGGACCCGCTGGTCCGGCAGGACCAGCCGGACCATCATCGCCTTGGATCCCTTGAGGGCCTTGTGGCCCTGTATTACCTGTGGGACCTTGTGGGCCTGTGGTGCCTTGCGGACCTTGCGGACCGCTTGTTCCATTTACACCTGCTGCTCCTGCAGGGCCTTGAGCACCTGTTAATCCTGTTGGCCCAGTTATTACCCACTGTGCACTACTTCCATCGTCATAATACACAAACAGTCTAAGATTTACAGAATCAAACCATAAATCTCCTTGGCTCGGATTAGAAGGCGTCGTTGCTGATACTGTTGTTGCCATTTATTGTACTCCATACGGACTTAACATTCCGCCGGCTCTTTTTTGAGTTATAAGCTCTTTCTGGACAGCCGCAGCAATTGCTCTACCAAGCTGTTCGCCTTCTGCACTGTCGCTATCTGATGAGGTTTCTGATTCATCTTTATTATTAATATTTACGGTTACTCCAACATTGTTTTGAGTTCCCCCTGCTCCCTTTAACTCTACGGGTATTTTATTGCCATGCGGAAGAGGAACCACAGCTTCTGTTCCATGTAGTATAGCAGGATAACCACTGTCTCTACCTCTAGCTATGCCCCCGGCGGCGTAATTTGCTTGGGCGACCGCTCCGTAACGAGCGCTCATGATACCTCCATAGCGAGCACCTCCACCAAAGCCAAAGAAACCCATTACCATATTTATTATATCGCCAAAACCTCCACCGCCACTTCCTCCAAATAGATTCATAATCCAAGAGCCTAAATCTTTCAATACGTCTCCAAAAGATCCTAGATTATCAAGAAGTTTCATAAAGGAATTTCCAAGGTCCCCAAGGATTCCTACAGTTTCTTCTGCTTTGCCTGCTGGATCTACAGGATCGTCACCTACAGGATCGTCTCCGTCTTTTTTTGTTATGCTTTTCACTATATTTGTAATAGGGTCACTACTTTCACTTTCACTTTCACTTTCGGCAGAGGCACAACACTCTACTTTTACTCTATGCTCTAATTCTGAACTTAAAGCACTTTCTAAGTCCTCGGTAAATTTCTTTCCTTTATCTTCGATAACTGTTCCTACATTTCCAGATAAGGGCTCATTTTGAAGAACTTTTTCCATTTTTTCCGCAGGCCCTTCTTCGGGTCCGAATAAAGCTTCCATAATAGAATCTGTAATACGTTTTTCAATCGCTGCTAGTGCTGCGTCTGCAATACCATCAATAAAGCCCATTACTACATCTTTTAAACTTCCACCCTCTTTTAAAGTTTGAAAAGCATTTCCAATTCCAGTTCTAACACCTCCTTCAAAAGCTGCGGCCATTTGACCTTCGAAGCTTAGATCTTGTAACTTTTGTTGCATTTTTTCTAGTGTAAGATCTACCGTTTCTAATGCGGCATTTTTTGACATTTCAGCAGTGGTCATAGCAATATCTCTTGTTTTATCTGCCATTGCATCAATTGTTTTAAATAAACTTTCTTCTTGTTCCGTTAATCCTGCTCCAGGATTGGTTTTTTCTCTTGCTGCTAAAAGCTCGAGTCTTGCAAGTTTGTTTCTTGCCTTGAGCATTTTATTTTCCATGTCAATTTGAATGAGTTTCATTCGATACTCGCGCATAATTGCAGCTTGTCTCACTTTAACCATGTGCTCTTCTAGCTTGATTCTTGCTTGCAGTGCTTGTTCTTCGTTTTGATAGCCTCCTTCACTACGAGTGCTCATTAGTACGCGTTCTAGTCGAGCATTGAGAACTTGCTCTGTAGCTCTTTGCTGCTCTGCAATTAGCTGATTCTGCTTTTCCATTTGAGCAGTAACTTGCTGCTGCAGCTCAAGGGGCTTCATGCTTTCTCTTTGAAGTCTTATTTCTTTTGCTCTTTCTAGCTCGTCGATTCGTATCTGCCTTCTTTGCTCCTCTAGTCCTAGAGTAGTACGTAGCATACTCATTTCATCTTCTGCGGCTTGAACTGCTGCTGCTGCGGCATCCTTATCCTGCTGAGAAGATCTTTCAGTAAGAGCATTTTGATTTGCTTTTGCAACCGTTACTTTATCTGTTGCACTTAAAATGGCTTGACCTGCCTTGAATCTTTCTGCTTCTAAGTTTGCTATTTTTTCGGCTTCAGTTCTTCCAAGAGTTTGAGCTTCTGCAAAAGACTTTCCTAGCTCTCCTCTAGTTCTTTCATTTTCGAGTAGAGTACCAGATATTCCTTCGTATTCTTTTGCTAAATTATTTAAGTACTCATTTTGAGTTCTTGCTGCTTCCATTTCAGCATCAACTGCTTCTAGCTCTTTTCTGACTTTTTTCAGCGCTTCGACATCTTCATCCGAGCCTCTGACTTTTACATTTGTTTCTGCCATTGCAACGTTAGTTGCTAAACCTGAACGTCGGCCTGCATATTCTTCTTCCATGCCAGCAAGAGCAGTATTACTCAAGTCTGCCGCGGATCTGGCCGCAGCACCCAAACGAGCAAAAGGACCTGCGCGTACTTTTGCGCCAACTTCAAGAAGAATTTGATCAAGAGTTTCCATTGCGCCTGCAAGACCTTGTATTGCGCTTGCAGTATCTGCAGCTTGACCTGTAAGCTGAGACAGTCGATCGCTTTGGGCTTCTGTTAAGTATCCATTTCTTTCAAAAGCGTCTCCTAGTGCACGAACTTCAGGATTAAATTGCCCTACTGTTCGGAAAGTTTCTACAAGGGCAGACTTAGCCTCTGCATACTTATCAGGATCAATTGATTCGTCTAATTTTCCAAATTCTGCTACTCTTTCAGCTAAGTTTGCACTTGTGAGGGCATTGCCCATTGCAACAACACTATCTGAAATATTTAAAAGATCGCCTCTTCCTAAAACTTCTGCAGTTTTTCCTAGCTCTTCATTTATATCTTTGGTTGACTGAGTAAAGTCATCCATTGCTTGTTTTGCCTTTGTTACTGCTTCTGCAACCGGAAAAAAGTATTGATATGCAGCATACAAGGCTTGACCTGCAAGTACTATCAAGCCTATCCAACCAAATGCTGCATTTATCATTGCTCCTGCTGCTGCAGCTTTTGCCGCTAATCCTTGTAATCCTAGTCCTATTTGTGCCATAGCAGCTCGACCCTGAAGAGCATAAAGCTTCCAGTGAGCTCCCATACGAGTAGTTACTCCTTTGTGGCGGGCTTCGTGCCCTTTCAAAATACCCATTCTTGTAGCATAAGAATTACGTAAATCTGCTACTTGCTCTGCATTTTTACCTTTTAAGTAACCGGTAGTAACTTCCCCGTATTTTTTAATTTGAGCTTCAGCATTGTCTAAAATTTTCTTTGCATTTTTTTGTGCTGCAGCGCTATCAGAACGCCCTAGTAAAAAGTCTGCTCCTGATCGCCCCATTTTACTTGCTGGGGTATCTTTCCCTAAAATATTTTCAGCAGTAGTTATTGCTCCTGCCTTTCTTTCCGCAGAACTTGCCGCAAATTCTTGAGTTTTTCTTTTAGCTTTTTCAATTTTCTTTTCGTAAACAGTAAGAGTTCTATTTATTCTGTTTATTTTTTCACGAGACTCTTTTTCCCAATCTCCGAAAGCAGGTAATATTGATCGTACAATTGGTAGGGCAAATAAAGTTAAAGCTGCAGTAAGTGATGCTGTATTCTCTGAAAGAAAATCAAATACAGGACGTAAAGCCCCAATAACTCCTGTTTTAATTGTATTAATTAGTTCTTCAAAACTAACTAAAAATCTATTTAATGAAGCAGCAGAAGGATCCATAATCGCTTCTACTGCTGCGAATTTTTGTTCTGCTTGGCCAAGTACTTCGTTTGCTACCGCTTGAGTTCTTTCGAATGCTGTTAATTCTCGACCGGCAATTCCTAACTGGTTTTTATACCTTTCTGTTGCAGTTTCTAATCGAAGAATAATACCTAATTCATCCAATAGTTCTGGTTCTGCTTTTGTAACACCTCGAATCAGACGATTAAAAGAATCTGTTAGGTCTCGTCCTAGTACAATAGAAGCATTTTTAGCAGCTCTTCCTAGTTCAGCAAGTTGAGTAGGATTTAGTCCAGAAGCTGTACCAATAGCAGCAGCTTTTGCAGATTCTGCAAACGAGAGCTGTCCATCCGTCGCTTCTTTGATACTATTTGTGATACTTTTATAAGCTATACCAGTTGTAGCGGCCAAGGCTTGTTGACCTGCAATTAGGTTTGCTGTATCACTTGCACTACGTAAAAATTGAAAGACTGCACTAACAGCAAATACTTGGGCAGCAAGAGTTGCATAGGCAGGAACAAGACCTCCTGAGATGCCTTGTGCCATTTTAGAAAAGTTTTTAGTTCCATTTGCGGAAGCTTGAGCAGCTCCTTTTAACCGTCGATCTGCATTATGAGCGCCTTTTGCGGTATTATTTAATCGGTCGTCAATACCATCTAGTGCAGTTCTAAGTTTTTTTGCGGAGACAGTGGCTTTTTGCATTTTGCCATTGACTTCAATATCAATTTGTATTTTTCTAGCCATTAACCGATCTTATGAGCAAACTGCTTGCCGCTTGAATTTTTAGCTGCCGTCTCTTTTTGTTTTCTTTTTCTTTCTGCCGCACTATGACGGTTTTCGACAACTATGTTTTCAAAAATTTTCATGAAGTAAATTACTTCTTTTTTATTTTGAACTTCATAAAGCTCTAAATAATAAGGTAAATTATCCCAGTTTTTTCCTAAATATGTACCACTCATTCCTTCCCAGTGGTCTGAAAATAATGAAAATATAAAAAATGCCACTTGAACTTCCTCTGGAAAAGCAGAAGGTTCGAGCGGCATTTTAGCAGGATCAGGCTCTTGACCTAGTTGGTCACAAATAGCCAAGTAACGTTCAATGTCTAAATCTGATTCCTGTTGATTTACATATTTTTTAAGTAGCTTTTTTATTTCCGCTACTTGTTCCCAGTAAAATTTTCGAGGTCACCAACAACCTCAGTAATCCACGTATCAAAATCTCCAGAGTTTTTCATTAAAAGCTCTGCGTTATCTTGGGTATAGGGAAGTTCATCATCAGGATCAAGTTCTGTTACATCTACCAAAAGAAGCTCTTCTAGGTATCGAAATTTCAGACCTTTCCAGCCTTTAATTACTGCCCTTACATACTCAATTAAAAACATATCTTCGTTCAACTCTTCTTCAGGTTGACGAGTTTTTCTATTGAATTTTGTAGTTAAACACTTTTTACGAAGCTTTAAAAGCTCCTCTCGTGCTAAATAAGTAACATCTACACTAAATCCAGAATAGCCCGGAAAGTCTAACGTTACGGTTTTACTTGGAGTCATAAGACTCGAAAGAGAAATGGGAGTATCACTCATTTATTTATAGCCTCGTGAAAAGAAATTTTCTGTTTTTTGAAATATAAGTATAGTATAAAAATATTTAAAAGTCAAGAAATATTTTTAGAAGGTAAAAGGGGCCGAAGCCCCTATAGAATAGGTTACAATACAGAAGGTCCTATGTATGTAATTACTGCCTCATCCGCGCCGTCTAAAGAAGTCGGAAGCGCATGGAAGCTGGTTTCCAGAGAAATAACATCTTCGATATTAAGTGCCGGAATTTCAAGGTGAGCAGTTGGGAAGGAAAAGTCTGCTTTCGGTACTCCCGCAGAGCCGCCTACACTAAACAATAGCTGGAAATCATTTGTTACAACGCCGCGCGCGTTATCAGAAACAAGATCCGCAAACATTTTAGAGCTAGTTGCTCCTGTTGCTCCGCCTGACTGATGTTGTGAATCATCTAGATAGCAAGTAAAGGAGCCAGAAATATTTCGTGTTCCAGTAACATGCCCCAAAGGAAGATTAACTCGACACAGTTCTTCTGGAGTTAAAAAGGAGATATTATTTTCAAAAGTAATACTTCCACCTGTAAGAGTTACGTAGTATTCGGGTTCAAATTCATCCGTGCCATCAGAGTCTTGGTCTCGATCCACATTGAGGATATCTCCTGGAACAATGCGAAGAGTAGTTAAACGATTCTTGATAAAGTTTCTTGTAGAAGTCAAACCGCCGCCTGGAGTCGCTCCAGTCAAACCAATAGCTTGTGCTCCCGCCAATGATTTAGTAATAAGCTGCTCAATTTTTGTACCAAAACCACTCCAAGTAATTTGAGCAATACCATCAATATCAAAGTCGATTGTAGCACTATTTACAACACAGTCATGTAGCTTATAAATAGTTTGTCCATTTGCTTGAGAATATGCAGCAGGGTCGGTATCCCCACAAGCACCAAGTACAAAATATAGGTTAAAGATACCTAATTCTACAAAATTAGAACTTTCACAATCAAAAGAAATTTGTTGTGAAGCAGGGGTACGAGTAACGGGAGAACCGGTAGTAACATTTTGCCAATCCGCTCCATCATAATATACATTGCCTAACATATTAGCCCAAAGAGCTTCATCAACAGACTGTCCATTATTAGCTGGACGAACATAAGATGTAAAAGACCATTCAGCAGGCTCAAGAGCATCATTAAACATTGCTCTAGCCCTACGAGTTCTTAAATCACTATCTCTTGCCATTTCATTCAAAGTTACCTCTGAAGTTGCAACAGCTTGAGAAAAAGAATATCCATCGAGAACAGGAATTTGCCACAAATAATCAGCAGTTTGAGCTGAATAAGCCGCCTGTGTTTTCTCTAGGAATACGTGAGTATTTCTACTCAATTGCAAATTTGCCGCATGCGCCATAGTGTTTCTCCTATGAGACTTGAAAAGACTTGAACGTGAATCCTTTGATTCGTGTCAGTATTTTCTAATATCGAACCTCTAGTAGCATTTCTCCTACTCCTAGGGGCTCTAGTACTCCTTCATCAGTGTCTATACTGATAATAGAGATTTGGTGAGTTGATTGTAATTGGCCCGTAGGTTGAGTATTGTCTAAATAATCCAACCTACTGTTATCTTCAATTACTGTTTCTACGTCTTCTAATAATTTTTCTAATGCTTCTACAGCATCTTCTTCATTTACGTAGCAGCGAACGGTTACACTAAGAAATCTGTCTCTGTAACCTGCTCCTTGGTACTCTCTGGTTTCCCTTCCGGCATTTAAATGAATAGCAGGAAATTCTGTTACTTCATCCCAAAACTTTAACCGAGGGTGTACATTATTAAAAATATTAGTATGGAAGCCCCCATTTCCATCTATGCCCTTTAATTTATCTACTAAAGCATTTACTATTGCCATTCGTCGAGTGCTATATCGTCTAGCGTGGTTGGACACTTATACTCTCCTTGTGTAGAACCTTCCTATATTCATTTTAATTGCTATCTCTCTTATAGACATATCAATTAATCTGCGGGGATCTCTATCTGTACTTCCTAGTTTGTTTCCAGTTTCAAAAGTTTCGTATGGATCTCGTTGATATGTGTATCCAATACTAGGAAAGCCTTGTGCAGTTTTTGTAATATCTGTAACTTTTACGCTCTCTGCAAATCTTCCTGTTCTATTGTTTAATCTAGGATCTCCCATATTTTTAACTACAGTTTTGTTTATTTCTTGATTGAACAAACCAATTAAGTGCACTATAGAAGTATCGGCTCTCTTAGCTCGGGTCTTTCTAACGCTACCTTTTCTGAGAGCTACTCCTCGTTGCGCTGTATAAGCAGTAGTAACTTCTGTTTCTTTTTTAACTTTGTTAGTGCTTTTACTTTTTTCTTTTACCTTCTTTTTTCTTTTGCCCACTACTTTGGTGTTCTTAGATTTTTTCGAAGGTGCTATAGCTTCGAGCATTACTTGTTCTAAGGCTTCTCTTGCAGGAGTACTGGTCTCTTGCTCAAGTACTTCGAAATCTTCTATTGCACCTTCAAAGGCGAGTCTTTCTAATTCTGCTTCTGATTTATTCTTTTCGTAATATTGAGAGCTTAATACAAACACAAACTTTTTACTAAATTTTCCATCCGCACTAATTAATTGCTGATGGCCAGTATCGACTTTTATTCTATATTTTTTTCTTTGTTGAAGTATAATTGTTTTGAGTTGCGTTACTTCTGCATCAGATAAATCAAACTTATCAGAGGCTTCTCCAAGAGCTCTTTCTAGTCCGAACTGCGAAGCTGCAATACCTCGTTCTCCGTGCCCTACTTGTGAACCTTTTGAAATTTCTGCCGCACTTACTGCTTTATTATTTCTTTCTAAACTATTTAAATAGTTTGCTTGAATTTTTGCTAAATCTTCTTTATTTCTATTTTTAAACTTTTGAGTTTTTACCGCTTCAAAGTTTCTTACTAAAAATACTGCATCTCCTGACTTTTTCTTAAATAACGACTTTTTTGACATTAAAAAAGCTTTTTCGTCTGGGTCTAGTCTTACCCCTGCTTCTTTTATAGCTAAGTAAGTAGTGCATAATTTAAATAGATCGTTTCGCTCAGTTTTATTTAGTCGGATACCTGTAATTTTTAAAATCTTTGCGGCTTCATTTTCTTTGTTAATTACAAAGAACTGACCAGGATCTTTTTCTGCATCTGAGCGTGCTTGAGAGTCTTTAGTTTTTTTGATAGTTTTCTTTCTTTGAGTTGCACGATCAATTACATATCTCGTTGCTTTTTTTAACTCACTACTACTCATTAAAAGTTTTTATATAAATCTAGTACACGTTTGATATGATCGGGAAAAGCTACGCTACTATCTTGACGAGAAGCTTGTGGATTTTGCAGTGTAGCTCCAGCAAGCGTTCGTCTTTCTTTATATTCGTCTCTTGCATAATATGTAACAAGATCAATTACTGCAAGTTTTAAATCAAGAGGAGTAGAGGGATACCCTGCTCGATATGTCACTTGAACAGCTCCAGGTCCTCGAGCCCAGTGTTTTTCTCCCCCAGTAGAAGATACACGAAAAATACTATCGGTATCCATGTCTAAGTAATAATCTTCGTCTACTGTTAGTGTAGTGTAGGCGGAAGATAAATTATCTCTTTCTTGTACGGAACTAACAGAAACTAAAGGAGTTTCTGTTAGCTGTATTATATCTGTACCCCATTTGTGGTGAAAAGTCTCTACTTTATTAACATTATAAAAGTCTAAGAAACTTGTTGCACAATAAGTTTTTAC